ATGTTGTCCCTTCCACCACCTCATACCTATGCGCGCCTTCTTGGGCCGGCATGCTTTGACCCGTTTCCGCTCGGATTGCCACTGAGCGCACTCAGGATCCGGCTCGGGTTTCCCTCGCCGGCCGAGGATTTCCAGGACGACGAGCTCGATCTGAACCAGGTCCTGATCCGCAACCCGCCGGCCACGTTCCTCTACCGCGCCGAGGGCTGGAGCATGCTCCTCGCCGGGGTCTGCGATGGCGATAATCTGGTGGTGGACCGCTCGGTGCGCCCGATGAACGGTGACATGGTGCTGGCTATCTGGGACGGCAATCAGCCGGTCTGCAAGATCCTGAAGGTCGCTTCCGACCACATCGAGCTGCACAGCCGCAGTCCGCATTGCGCGCCTATCGTCTTGGCGCCAGCAACGGAGGTAGAGGTGTTCGCCGTGGTGGGCGTCGTCCGCCAGGTGACCCGCACCCATGCCCGCGCCGGCCGCTGATGTTCGCGTTGATCGACGGCAACAACTTCTACGCCAGCTGCGAACGGGTGTTCCAGCCTGAGCTGCTTGGCAAGCCGCTGGTCGTGCTCAGCAACAACGATGGTTGCGCCATTGCTCGATCAGATGAGGCGAAGGTTCTAGGTGTCACGATGGGCCAACCGATCCACAAGGTGCCCTCGCAGATCCGCCGGCGGCTGGCGTTGCGCTCCGCGAACTTCGGTCTGTACGGAGACATCGCCTCGCGCATCGGCGTGATCCTTCGCCAAGCCGCGCCGCGTGTGGAGGTGTATTCCATTGACGAGTCGTTCCTTGACTTGGCCGGGATCCGCGATCACCGGCAGCTCGCGGTCGACCTACGCGAGCGCGTCCACCAATGGACTGGCATCCCAAACTGCATCGGCATCGCGCCGACGAAGACCCTGGCCAAGCTAGCAAACCGGGTCGCCAAAGATGCGGCGCGTAAGCCGGGCAGCTACCCCGCCGGCTTGGGGGGCGTCTGTGACTTGGCCGCGCTCAGCGTCAGTGAGCTCGATGCAGTGCTGAGGGCCACGCCAGTTGGCGACCTCTGGGGCGTTGGTAGGCGTTGGAGCGCCAGGCTGCAGGCACGCGGTGTGTATACGGCAGCGGATCTGCGGGATGCGGCTGCAGACGACCTGCTCGCGGAGTTCGGAGTGGTGATGGCCCGCACGCAGCGCGAGCTGCAGGGCCACGCCTGCCTCGAGCTCGAAGAGGTCGAGCCAGACCGACAGCAAATCATGGTCAGCCGGTCGTTCGGGACATGGGTAAGCGACCCGCAAGACATGTCAGAGGCGCTGGCCACCTTCGCCATGCGTGCCACCGAGAAGCTACGCGCTCGCGGATTGACGTCGAGCGCGATTGGCATCTTTGCCGAAACGGATTCGTTCAAGCCGGGCGTACCGCAACACAACCCATCACGCACTGCCCCACTCGCCTCCGCCACTTCTGACAGCCGCATCGTGCTCACGACAGTACGCCGGCTGTTCCAGGGCTTCATGCGAGAGGGCTTCGCCTACAAAAAGGCCGGCGTGTGCCTGATGGATCTGGCCAAGCCTGAAGACCCGCAGGGCGACCTATTCACTCCGGCTCGCATCGGCGACGAGAAGCTGATGAGCGCCTTGGACGCTATCAACCGACGCTTCGGGCGGGGTACGGCCGGCCTCGGTGCAAGCGGGTGGCGGAACTCTCCAGCATGAGCTTCGCGGCAAGAGCTCTTGTCGGGACGCTTCACCACCTCACTGGCTGATCTTCCCCGCGCAACATGCTGATCGCGCGCCGGCAGGGCTGACTCGGGCGGCTCGGACTGACTCCAACTTCCTACGGCAATGTGCAGGACTGGACATCGCGAGAGATGCGGGGTTGATGTGCGTGTGCTCAAGCGTAGACGCAGGTGCGGTGGCTGGAGCCCCTTTCGAGCCCCTAATGGGCAATTTTTGGGATGACCATCGGTGATAGGTAATTTAGGTAATCCGCTCCCGGAAATGCCAATATACTTATAACTATCAATAACTTACATAACAATATCAAAGGTAATTAAAGGGTAATTGGGAGGTAATGGGATTACTTTTAGGGGAGGTAATCGAGACTCAAAAAAATACCCTTATATTTCAATCACATAACTTTTCTATGGGAGCTTGATTACCCCAAATCACCCGAAAAGGTAATCCCAAACTTCCTACTGGGATCAGTCGCTTAGAACCCGTTTCAGTTCCCGGATTACCGATTACCTGATTCCGATGGTCATCTGCCGAAATGCGCCGGGAGGCCCAGCCATAGGAACGCATTCGTGCCCGCCGCAAAGCCCCCTAGGCGCGCAGGGATCTGAAGGGAAGAGAGGCCACCCTGAATCGCACGGATCGGTAACAGCAGCGAGGCTTAGGGCCACACTGCGGGGGTGCAGCGAAAACCACGTATGAAGACCGCAGGCGTGGCGGGGCGACGATTGCGCGCGCCAAGGCAATAGCTCACAAAGTGAGGAAAACTTTTTGTCGCCGCGCGAAAACCCCATGGTCGGCGGCACTGCATCTGTGGCAACCTCGGCAGGCCGGGTTGGCTACGACAGGGAAGATGCATGCGTAGGATGTGGATTGTGGTGGGCGATTCGACAAGCGGTGGCGGTCGGGTGATCACCGGATCCGGAGAGACCGACGTCGAAGGCTTACCGGTTGCGCGGGTCGGCGACAAGGCAACGTGCCCCAAGCACAAGGGCGTCTTCGCCATTGTCGAAGGTGACCTGACGATCATGGTCGATGGTCAACCAGTTGCTCTCGACGGCGCCCACCTCGCATGTGGCTGCACGGTGACTACTCAACGTCAATCGATTACCTACCTGGATTCCGGGGTCGCACGTGGAAGCGCGTCGGCCGCGTTGGCCGCGACCACGTTGTCCGACGCTCACTTGCCGATCAGCAAGCCACCCGTGTGCCTCGAATGTCTGCTGTCCGGAGCCAGCGAAGGCGCACCGCTGTTGAGTCGCACATGAGCACCTGGTATCAGTTCGCAGTTATCGATTGCGCAGCGGATCCGACCCACCTTTCGACACTGCACTACCACGCAACGACGGCGGATCTTCAAACTCGCTCGTTGTTCGTGCACCAGCCGGAGGCCGAGCATATGGCGGCCGCGCCATGGCTGGTGGAATTGCCGCTTGGCGCCGTGCATCCGGGACTTGACGCCTGGCTGGCCCAACTCGGGCGCACAGCGGCCGGCACAACTCGGCTAGCGTCAGAAGTTCCCTTCGATGCCCTGTTTGCCCATCTCGAAGAACAGTTGGATATAGAGATACCGGACGGCAGCTTGGCGCTCATGCGCTTTTACGATGCACGCGCCTGGCTGCGCTACATGGAGGTACTGACGTTGACGCAGCAATTGGAACTGCTTGGACCGATTCTTGAGTGGCAAGTCACAACGCTAGGCCGGCCCTGGACGCTGTTTCGGGAAGAACTCCGGAAGCTACAGGAGGCCGCTAATGCTGCAACTGACGAATGAGCAATACGCAAAGCTGTGCCTGCCGGATCCGGGCAGCTTCTTGCCTCGCCTGGCTGCAGAAGTACGCCGAGACCACGCTGAGGCGGTGTCGGCCCGCAACGATGCCCAACTACTAGCGGATGTGCAGGAAAGCTACCGGCACGCCGTGAATACCTTCGGCATCACGCATCTACCGACCCTGGTACGTTGGGTCAAAGCGGACGTCGCCTGGGCACGCGGATTGCGTGACCAGCCCATCCACAAAGTATGGTTTGCACGAACCGACAACCCCAACGTGACAGCGGCCGATGTGCTGGCCATGTTGTCATCGGATATCGATTAAAAGGAGCGCCGTCATGGCCGTCGTGCCCATTCCGTTTCCGCCGCCACCGATCACCCGACCCGGTGGCTGGGACCCATCGCAAACCGACCCCCTGGGTGGACCAACGGTTGGGGAGGTCTGGAATAAGGTCAAAGACAACTTGGGTGTAAAGCCACAAACACAAGCCGAACCACGCGTAGAGGCCCGCGAGGCGGATTGCTCGCAAACGAGTAATCAGAACCAGTGCAATAGCTGCAAGTTGACACGGGGATGGATGGTTTCGGCCAACTACACTATTCCTTATACCCAGTATCCATCTTTTGATTATCAAATTCGCATCGCTAACTTGCAGTCGGCACCCGATCACTTTGATTTTACCTACGGCGGTACACAGACAGATCGGCTCCGGGCGAAGCTGCTGCGCTCAAAGGAAGAGTCCATAACAGTCAGCGAGTGGCTGTTTGAGGGAATCCGTTTCGACGGATTTTGGCGAAGTGCGTGCACTGCAGTTGAGGCAAAAGCGGATTATGACTTCATGTTTAATTCTGATGGCCAAATAAAGGCATGGGTTAAAAAGCCAACAATTATAGTCAAATGGGTTAACCAGATGATCAGCCAGAAAATCAGGATTGACGGAGCAGGAAGCCCAGCGAAACTTGAATGGCATTTCATGACTGAGACATGTTATTCAGCAGCAAGAGTTGCCTTCGGCAGTAACGCATACTTATGCAGACTAACACCGTGAGAAAGCCATGATTCGTTTCGTCGTCTACGCATCACTTCCTGCCGAGAAAGTTGACTTTCAGGACGGTTATGAACGTCTACACTCACTGATCTCCGATCTCCGCGCATTGGACCCCTTCTTCTCAGACTGGCACGAGATACCTCACAATGACAACAAACGAGCAGCAAGCTTCTTTGATAAAGAAATTTATCTAAATTGCATTAGAGAAAATGTAGATAACAACAAACTTGAATTCCCCGGACTACCGCACGAGGGAAGCTTCGCAAGTTATCTAGCTACCGCAAAAGATCAAGATTCATGGCTTAAAGATGGAAGCTCCACTATTGATTATGTCCCAGCCATGGGCCTGATCAAGGCTGAGGTCTATAGGCCGATTGGCGCTTTCGGCAGCCATAAGACACTAGAAATCGCAAAGGGATTTACTAAGGCAATATCAAAACAGGAGGGCGTCGATTTTATCAGTGTAGACGCGCATTCCGCGAAGACTGACGGCAAGCGTGGATTTGACATGTACATGATGGACCGACAACTTTTCCCGCATCGCCGTTGGCTTGGCTGGATGGGCTTTGTTCCGCACATCGTTGAGCCAAAGCATCTCCCAGAGGCGGCCGCCCTAATCCCCGTGGGCACCAAAGGGACCGTCATCGTAGCCGTTGATGAATGCTTCGACCTCAACAATCCGGCCCATCTCAAGCGTGCCCACCAGGTTGAAGCACGCATGGCGCACGTAGGCTTATTGGATGTTACTGACACGTCGCTGCTGAGCTGACAACGCTTTCGCTCCGCGAGTTATCACCACAAAATGATTGGGGCGGGCACAACCCCGCCCCATCACACTCACAGAGCAGCCATGCGCGCGCGCGCGACGTCAGCATAGTGCTGCGTCATCTCAACACCGGTCCAGCGATAGCCTTCCAACTCCGCAGCGACCAAGGTCGTGCCGCTGCCCGCGAAGGGGTCTAGGATCCGACCGCCCGCTTCGCAGATCCGCACCAAGCTACGCATCAATTCGGTGGGCTTGCCGGTCAGGTGGTGCTTATCGGCCTTGAGTACCGGTGTCCGCACCACACCCGGCAGCACCGGCGCGCGGCGATCCAGCGGCATACCGCCCTTGCTGCCCCACACGATGTATTCGGCCTGGTTGCGAAACCGTCCAAGCTGCGGGCGTACGCCCTCGGTCTTGTCCCAGACGGCCACACCGCGCCAGGTAAAGCCGGCCGCCTGCAGGGCATCGGTCGTAAGCGGCAGCTGTCGCCAGTCCGTGAACAGCAGCACCGGCGCGCCCTCTTTGAGCAGGCGCGCGCATTCGGACAACCACAAGTGCATCCACGCCAAGTGGCCGCGCTGATCGCGCTCATCGCCAACGAAGTCCGCATGCAGCTGCGCGCCACCGCTCTGGACGTACTTCTGCGATGGCGGCTTGGCCCGTGCCGCTGCGGTGAGGCCGCCGCTGGCATACGGCGGATCAGTGATCAGCGCGTCAAACGAATTGGCTTCGAGCGTGGGCAGGATGGTCAGGGCATCGCCCTGGAGCAGCTGGTTTTTCATGGTGAGAGCCTTGTTGGATTCGCTCGCGGCGATCGGAGGTGAGGCTCTCGGCCTTCAGGTGATTGAGCGTGCCGCAGCGCGGGCACTTGATCTGGATTTCGTCAAAGGCGCCGGCCTTGCACAGCAGGCGGGCGCATTCGCCACAACGGAGGCTCTTGAGCATTGCGTGGTCTTGCGGTGGGGTTAAGGCTGTGGCGCCGCTGGCGGCGCGTAGGGAGTGAAGGCGATGACCTCATCACCCACCCAATCGTTGATCTTCAACATGCGCGCCTGCAGCGGTTCCAGCTCGTTGGCGGCCCACACGGCAGCGGCCTCACGGATCGACCCGAAGCCGCCCGCGTTCTGCGGCACGATGCCCATGAGCTGCGGCGGGATCCGCAACGCGGCCAGCATGTCGTCGCGGGTGATGCCCTTGATGCCGCTGAACTCATCCTTGGCTGCTACCTCGCTGACTGGGATCAGTTTCAGCCCGTCCTTGTTGCCGCCTGGCGAGTACAGGAACAGATTGCGGAAGTTGCCCGGCCCCTTGGCGCCCTTCATGGCGTTGCGCAGGGTGTCGACATCTTCCTGGCTCTGCTGCGGGTCGGTCAGGTACAGGATGAAACCGGCGTGCGAGCCGTTGTTGTAGTACTTGCGGCGGAACAGCGTGGCGGACTCGTTGAGCAGCGCCGACTGCATGGCGGGCATCCACTCAGGCAGTCCATAGAGCTCTTGATCGACGTCGGCTTCGCGCAACTGGAACACGCTGCCCGACTCGAACACGTGCTCGTCGTGCCAGGTGCGCACCTGGAAGTACTCGCCCTCGGTGACACCGCGCCGCATGTACTTGGACAGCGGCGCAGCCAGCGACAGCGCACCGCCCGTTCGGTTGCGGCGGCGCTCAAGGTAGCCATTGCCCAGCGTGATCCAGTCCAGCGACAGCTGCTCAAACGCCTCGCGCGTCAGCAGCCGGTGCGGCTTGAAGGTGCGCGCCAGCATGTTGCGCTTGAAGATCAGCCCGGACTGCAGGAACGGATTGCTGCGTGTGGTCTTGGACAGGCCATCCAGCGCCACCGGCGGTTCGTACCAGCGCCCGTTCTGCCAGCACTCCAGATAGTCCAGCACGCCGCGCCCATCGAGCACCGGCGTCGGATCGCCGAAGGTGAAGGCCTCGGCACGCGTGGGCGCTGCAGGCGCGGTGGCGGGCAGCTGGTCGGTCAACATCAAGAGATCTCCATGAAACCGGAGTTGCGCGCGGTGCGCCCCTCCAGCGGTTCGTTCTGCAGCGCGTGGAACAGTGCCCACGCCAGGTCCGCGTGGCCGGTCTCTTCCGAGCGGCCAGCGCTGAAGGTGGACTGCCGGCCACTGGCCGTCATGGTCTTGCGGATGGCCATCAACGACTGCGCCACGTCGGTCCAGCCGGCGTCAAACTCCAGCCGCCCGTTGTGGATAACGTCGAACGCCTTGAGCACCAGGCGCGTCTTGACCTCCGGGGAGTAGCTGAAGGTGACCAGATTCGGGAAGAACTGCTTCACCAACTGCGCCACACCGCTGCCCATGCCGGTGGTGTCGATGCCGATGTAGGTCACCCAGTAGCGGCGCGTGATGCGCTCGATCTCGGCTGCCTGCTTGGCAAAGTCCATGCCCCGGAACTGGATCCGCTCCAACAGCCGGAACTTGCCGCCGGGCTGCTGCGGTGGTGCCAACACAACCAGTCCGGCGGTATCTCCAGTCTCGGCGGGGTCGTAGCCGATCCACACGGCGCGATCGCCATAGGGGCGCGCGGCGAACGGTTTGTAGTCCTGGCCCCACTCGACCCAGCTGTCGACCATGCACGGCTGCAGCATCGCCAGCGGGAAGATGCTGGCGCTGTCGTCGACGAACTCGCACATGAGCAGATTGGCGAAGGCGTCCGGGTTGTATTCCTCGCGCAGCTCGTCGATATCGAACAGGTCGCAGCCACGGCGCTGCGCGTCGAGGATGTTGACGATTTGCCGCCAGGCGCGGTCCTGACAACGCCGGCCGCCGGCCAGGGCATCGTGCGAGACATCGATCTGGATGCGCTGTGCGGCCGGTTTGCCCTTGTTGCGGCGCTCGCCGGTCCAGAAGGTGTAGGCCTCATGGGCCATGCTGGACGGCGTGCTGAAGTAGGTCTTGCGCCACTTCTTGTGCATCGCCATGCCGCTGGCGACCTTGTTCAACTCGTTGAACCCGTAGGTCCAGAAGAACTCGTCGAAGTAGAAATTGCCGTGGTAACCCTGCGCGGTGCGCGCATTGGTGCCCAGGAAGAACAGCTCGGCGCCGTTGGGAAACACGATGCTGTCGCCGCCGGAGAGCGTCTCGTCGATCGTCTCGCGCACGAACTGCTGCATGTAGCCACGGAACAGATGCGCCTGTGCCTTGGATGCGCTGAGGAAGATCTGATTGCGCCCGGTGGTGAGCGCATCGATCAGCGCCTCACGGGCGAAGTAAAACGTCGCACCGATCTGACGCGACTTCAGGATGACGCGGGTACGCTCGTTGCTGGCCCGGTGCCAATCGCGCTGGTAATCGAAGCAACCGTCGACGAACGCGGTGGTCAGCTGCTCGATCTGTTCCTCTGTGAAGTCGTTGCGCTTGGGCTTCTTTTTCGGCGCGGCGTTGCGATTCGCCACGGCCGGATTCAGGTCGGCTTCGTTGCCGCCGCCTTGGTAGCGCTGGATGCGCGCCTGGCGCTCCAACTGCCGATGCAGCAGATCAATTTCTTTGAAGTCGCCACCGGATTTTTCCGGTTTCATGATCAGCACGACAAGGCGCGCTTCCAGTGCACCACCGATGCGCTCCAAGTTGTCTGCGCGATCCCACTCGTCACGCGACTTCCAGCTGTGTACAGTCTTCGTGTTCTCGCCGATGGCCTGCGCAATTTCGGTCACGCGCCATCCCATCCAGTACAGGAACTTGGCCTGTCTGCGGGTGTCCATCGGGAGCTGGGTGGCAACGCTTTGCATGCCGACCAGGGTGCAACCCACCTCTTAATCCCGACAGTTGAGCGACGCGTAACCACCTTGTTTACACGGTGGTTTTGTTGCTGCGCTGTGTGTCGCGTTTGACCATGGGTCATCGCAAACGCATCCAGCGCAGAGGACACCCATGTCGGGCAAGACCAAGAAGTTCCGTTCCAACTGGTTCCGCGTGGCCGTCGAAGGCGCCACCACCGACGGCCGCACGATCCAACGCAGCTGGATTGACGACATGGCCGCCACCTACAACCGCGAGACCTACGGTGCGCGCATCTGGATCGAGCACATGCGCAGCTTGCTGCCGGACTCGCCCTTCCGTGCGTATGGCGATGTCACAGCCGTCAAAGCCGAAGAGGTCGAGATCGATGGCAGCAAGCGTCTGGCGCTGTTCGCACAGATCGAGCCGACCGCCGATCTGATCACCATCAACAAGTCCAAGCAGAAGCTCTACACCAGCATCGAGGTGCAGGAGAAATTCGCCAACACCGGCAAGGCGTATCTGGTCGGCTTGGCCGTCACTGATTCGCCCGCGAGCTTGGGTACCTCGATGCTGACCTTTGCCAGCCAACACCCGGATGCCAATCCGCTGGCCGATCGCAAGCAATCCCCCGGCAACCTGTTCACCGTCGCCGAAGAAACCACGCTGGAATTCAGCGAGGTCAGCGAAGGCTCGGTCGCCAACTTGCTTAGCCGGATTCGCACCGCGCTCAGGAGCGAGGACGCAACCAACATCACTGCCCAGCAGTTCGCTGACCTCGGCCAGGGTGTCGAAGAGATCGCCGAGCACGTGCGCGGCCAGGACGAACGGTTCGCCGGCCTGCAGGCCGAACACGCCGAGCAGAAGACCAAGCACGAACAGCTGGCGAACGACCTGGCGCAGCTGCGCGAGTTGCTGTCGCAGCAGGCCGACCCCTCGCAGCCCACACGCCCGGTGGTCACCGGCGGCGGCGCGGCCGTGCTGACCGACTGCTGATCCCACACACCACACACGCCGCCAGCGCCCCACCTTCGGAGCCACCATGCAAAACGCCACCCGCCTGCAGTTCAACCAGTTCGCCGAGCAGATCGCCAAACTCAACGGCATCACCTCCGCTTTCCACTCGTTCGCCGTCGAACCGACCGTGCAGCAGAAGCTGGAATCGCGCATGCAGGAATCCAGCGAGTTCCTGTCCAAGGTCAACATCATCCCGGTGGACGAACTGTCCGGTCAGAAGGTGGGCATCGGCGTTACCGGCAGCATCGCCAGCCGCACCGACACCGGCGCCGGCAAGACGCGCACCCCGCGCAATGTCGCCGCGCTCGACAAGAACGAGTACCTCGCCAAGAAGACCGACTTCGACACCGCCATCCCGTATGCGTTGCTCGATACCTGGGCCAAGTTCCCGGACTTCCAGGCACGCCTGCGCGATGCGATCGTCAAGCGCCAGGCGCTGGACCGTTTGCAGATCGGCTTCAACGGCACGCACGCCGCTGCCGATACCGACCGCGCCGCGTTCCCGCTGCTGGAAGACGTCAATATCGGCTGGCTGCAGCAGTACCGCACCAACGCGGCCCAGCGCGTGCTGGCGAGCGGCAAGGCCGCCGGCAAGGTGGTCATCGGCGGTGCAGCTGGCGCCGACTACGGCAACCTCGATGCGCTGGTGTTCGATGTGGTGAGCAACCTGCTGGACCCTTGGCACCGCAAGGATCCGAGCCTGGTGGTGGTGCTGGGCCGCGACCTGATGCACGACAAGTATTTCCCGATGGTCAACAAGGACCAGCCGGCCAGCGAGAAGATCGCCACCGATCTGATCTTGAGCCAGCGCCGTGTCGGCGGCCTGTCGGTGGCCGAGGTGCCGTACCTGCCGGACGGTGCGCTGATGGTGACCTCGCTGGCAAACCTGTCGATCTACTACCAGACCGGTGGGCGTCGTCGCTACATCCAGGAAGTGCCCGCGCGCGATCGCATCGAGAACTACGAGTCCTCCAACGATGCCTACGTGGTCGAGGACTACGGCCTGGGCTGTGTGGTCGAGCACATCGAGATCGAGGCCTAAGCCATGGCCGACAGTCTCGCCAAGCGTCACCACAGCCGCGTGCTCGCCGAGCTGGAAGCGGCCCAGCGCGCCCCGCACCAGCTGATGGCCGGTGCAACGGCCTACGAGCAGCACATGGCGCAGCTGCAAAGCGATCGCCTGCGGCTGAAGCAGATCCAGTCCACCCAGGGCAAGGCGGCGCTCAAGGTGCAGCTGTTGCCGACCTACGTGCCGTATCTGGCCGGCGTGCTGGCCGGCGGCCAGGGCGCACAGGACGAGATCGTCATGACGTGCATGGTGTGGCGCATTGATGCCGGCGACTATGCCGGCGCGCTGGAGCTGGGCGCCTATGTGCTCAAGCACAACCTGCAGATGCCCGACCGCTTCTCCCGCACGGTGGGCTGCGTGCTGGCCGAAGAGATTGCCGAAGCGGCGCTGTCGGCGCAGAAGATCGGCCAGCCGTTCGATGCGGCCGTGCTAGCCGACACCGCCGCGCTGACGGCCGAGCAGGACATGCCCGACGAGGTGCGCGCCAAGCTGCACCTGGCGCTGGCCCGCGCCTGCCTGGCGGGTATGGCCGACGAGACGCCGGCCGACCAGGCGCAGCCGATCGTGGCGGCGGCTGTCGCCGACCTGCAGCGCGCCATCGCACTGCACGGCAGCTGCGGCGGCAAGAAAGATCTGGAGCGCGCCGAGCGGCTCCTGAAGAAGTTCAGCGCTGAGCCTGCGGGCACCAGCGCATAACCGAGCGTCCCCGCAACCCTCGCCGGCTCGGGGCCGATCCACAGCACGCACCTCGCTGCGGTGACGCCCCGACCACCGGCGATCTCTTCCGAGCCATCCATGAGCGGATTCACGGCCACCGGCACCACCAGCGCCACGCCTGATGCGATCGCCAATGCGCCGTTCTGGCCGGCGATTGCACCGGCCGATGTGCGGGCCAGCATGCGCCTGGATGGCACCGTCACCGATGCGCGTCTGCGCCAGGCGATCGTTGCCGCCATGTTGGCGGTCAACGACGCGCTGCAGGCCTGGGCGGATACGCAGCAGGCGGCTGGCTACGCGGCGTTGAGCGATGTCCCCAGCACGACCGTCGACGGCGTCTCGCGCCGCGTGCAGCTGTACCTGCGTGCGGTGGCGTGTGCCACCGCCGTCGAGGTGACAGAGCGTTACCGCAGCTTCGATGCCACCAACAGCGCCAACCAGCGCGCCGATGACCTGACGCCGAGCATCACCGAATTGCGCCGCGACCAGCGCTGGGCGGTGCGTGATCTGCAGAACCTGCCGCGCAGCACGGTGGAGCTCATCTGATGCGCGTGCACGCCATGCAAGGCGACACCGTCGACCTGCTGTGCTGGCGCCACCTGGGCAGCACGGCCGGCCTGGTCGAGCGGACCTATCTCCTCAATCCCGGCCTGGCAGAGCTGGGCGCCGTGCTACCGCATGGCACCGCGGTGGAGTTGCCCGAGGTAACCAACACCACAGCAGCGATGACGCCGCTCGTGCAGCTATGGGACTGAACTGATGACCGAACCCACCTCCGTCTCGAGCGGCTTTTTGATCGCCACCGGTGTGGGCCTGGCCTCCGTGCTGCCTGGCATCGACGGCGATGCATTGATCGGCGCCTTTGCCGGCGGCGCGCTGTTCGTGGTGTCTGCCACCAAACAACCGCTGCTGGCGCGGCTGATCTATTTCCCGGTGAGCGTGATCGCCGGCTACCAGCTGGCGCCGGAGCTGCTGCGCTGGTTGCCGATCAAGTCCAGCGGCGTCGCCGCCTTTGCCAGCGCCGCGTGCGCCATCACCGTCACGTTGGGCCTGATCGAAAAGAGCAAGTGCTTCGACTTTTCCTTCCTACGTCGTGGAGGCCCGCCCAGTGCATAGCCTGGTCACCGTCCTGACGTTGATGGCCTCGCTGGCCATCTGCGTCCGCCTGCTCACCTATCACCGCCCGTCCGATGCTCGCCATCGACGCGGCGCGGGCTGGTGCGCGTGGTTGCTGATCGCCAGCACCGGCGGCCAGGCGCTGCACATCCTGCTGGCCGGCGCCCGCTCGCAAGTCAGTCTCTGGCACCTGGGCACGTTGATCGTGCTGGCCGTGCTCACCTACCGCGCCCGGGGGAATGTGGCGCGCATCCTGAAGGTCGATTGATGTTTACCGATACCCAACTCGCCTCGATCATGCAGTGCTCGCCGCAACGCGCACAGCGCTGGCACGGCCCACTGCTCGCCGCCGCCAATCGCTTCGGCATCACCACCAAGCGCCGCGCTGCGCATTGGCTGGGCCAGCTCGGCCACGAAAGCCTGAGCCTGTCGCGGATGGAAGAAGGGCTGACGTACACCACCAGCGCCCGGCTGCTGGAAGTCTTCGGCGCACGCATCACGCCGGCACAAGCGCCCAGGTTCCTGCGCAATCCGGTTGGTCTGGCCAACTTCGTCTACGCCGACCTGCTGGGCAACGGCAACGAAGCCAGCGGCGATGGCTATCGCCACCGTGGCCGTGGCCCGATGCAGCACACCTTCCGGGGCAACTACCAGCGTATCGGCGAGCTTATCGGCTTGCCGGTCGAAGAGCAGCCGGACCTCTTGCTGCAGATCGAGCCCAGCGCGCTGGGCGCGGCTGCGTACTGGCAGGACAACGGCCTCAACGTCATGGCAGATGCGGGCGATGTGCTTGGCCTGGGCCGCAAGATCAACCTGGGCAACGTGCGGGCCAAGCGTTTGCCCGAAGGCCACAGCGATCGCGTCACGCGCACGCAGCGCGCCTTGCAGATCCTGGGCGTGCCCTGATGGTCACGCGCCTGATCATCCTGCTGGCGTTGATTGCAGTGCTCGTCGGTGGCTGCGTGTGGCAGGAGCAGCGGGTCGGCGCCGCCCGGCAAGACCGTGACGCCGCGCTGCAGGCCAAGCGCCAGGCCGAGGCGGAACGCGACAGCGCCAAGACCTCCACCACCGTCGTCACCCAGTACGTCGATCGCGTGCAAGTCGTGCGCGAAGCCGGCGCCACCATAACCCGCGAGATCCCGATCTATGTCACCCAGAAAGCCGATGCTGCTTGCGCTCTCCCTACTGGCTTTGTGCGGCTGCACGACGCCGCGGCCTCGGGCCACCCTGCCGGGCCGCCCACCGGAGATCCTGATGCACCGGCCGCCGGCATTACGCTCTCTGCCGTCGCCAGCACCGTCGTCGACAACTACACCAGCTGCCACGCCACCGCCGCGCAGCTGAGCGCGCTGCAAGATTGGATCGAGCTGCATCTGCCGGCAGCGACGCCATGATCAAGCCCGCCAGCCTGCGTGCGCATCTGGTCGCGGCGTTGCCGGACCTGGCACGCGATGCCGACCGGCTGCTGGTGTTTATCGACGCCGGCAGCCTGGTCAGCACGTTCCAGCCGGGGCTGTCGTTCGAGTACCAGTACACGCTCAATCTGATCGTGACCGACTATGCCGGCCACCCGGACAGCGTGATGCTGCCGCTACTGGAATGGGTGCAGGTCAATCAGTCCGAGCTGCTGTCCAACCCGGCGCGCCGTGGCGAGATTGCCTTCGAAGCCGACATCCTCGCCAACGATGCCGTGGATCTGTCGATCAAGTTGCCGCTGACCGAGCGCGTGGTGGTGACCGCGAAGGACGGTGGAGGCTACGACATGAGCCATGCGCCCGAGCCGGTGATCGATCCCACATGGATGAGCTGACCGCGCTGGAGAACTGGGCAGCACCGTTGCTGGCGCGCCTGCAGCCGGGCGAACGCCGCACGCTGGCCCGCAAGATGGGAACGGAGTTGCGGCGCTCGCAGAGCCAGCGCATCGGCAAGCAGCAGGCGCCAGATGGCTCGCCGTACGCGCCGCGCAAGCAGCAGTTGCGGCAGAAGTCTGGACGCGTCAAACGCGCGAAGATGTTTGCCAAGCTGCGGCAAGCAAAGTATTTCAAGGTCAGCGCCAGTCCCAACGCTGTGAGCGTAGGGTTTGTGGGTCGTGTGTCGCGCATTGCGCGCACGCATCAAGAGGGTCTGACCGAGCAAGTGCGGCCTGGTGGTCCAATGGCACGCTATGAGAAACGCGTGTTGTTGGGACTGACTGCCGGTGACCAGGAACAGATCCGCTGCATGCTCATCGAGCACTTGAGTCAGTAAGCGCGCGTCCTACGTGACAAGTTGATTGGCTCACGGCCATTGCAAAGTGACGCTATACGCGTCTTCTTATCTGCTCGCAAAATGGCCTCCTTCACTGCGGTAGATCTCTCGAAACTACAAGCTCCAGACCTGATCGAAGCTCTAGACTTCGAGACGATCTTTGCTGATGCACTCGCACAGTTCCGTCGGCTCATGCCGGAGTTTTCCGCACTCACCGAAGCGGATCCGGTTTACAAGCTCCTGCAATTGTTTGCCGCGCGCGAGCTACTGATCCGCCAGCGCGCCAACGACAAGGCACAGCAAACCATGCTGGCCTTTGCCACCGGCACCAACCTCGATCACCTTGGCGCGTTATTCGGTGTCGCGCGCCTGGTACTCGATCCTGGTCAACCTAATAGCGGTACTCCACCAACCTACGAATCGGACGTGGACTTCCGCCGCCGCATCCAGCTGGCCCCAGAGGGTTTTAGCGTTGCCGGCCCCGAGGGCGCGTACATCTATCACGCGCTCAGCGCGGCGGCCGATGTCATGGACGCCAGCGCCACCAGCCCTGCGCCTGGCCAAGTGCTGGTCACCGTGCAATCGCGCACCGGAGATGGCACCGCGCCGCAGGAACTGCTTGACGAGGTTGCCGCTGTCCTCACCGATGCGGATGTGCGCCCGTTGACCGACGAGGTGGCTGTGCAAAGCGCGCAGATCGTCCCGTATGCCATTCGTGGGCGCGTCTACACCTACGCCGGCCCCGACTCGGCGGTGGTCATGCGCGAGGCTTTACGCAGCCTGCAGGCCTATCTCGCCGAGGCACATCGCATCGGCCGCGATGTCCCGGAATCAGCCATCAAGGCCAAGCTGTTCGCCGATGGCGTGCAGCGTGTCGAGCTGGACGCGCCTGCAGCCGACATCCGGATCAGCCGCACCCAGGCCGCCTACTGCACGGCCATCGACATCGTGCACGCCGGCATCGATGAGTAGTTCAGCGCTGCCACCGAATGCCACACAGATGGAGCGCGCCTTGGCCGCCGTCACGCAGCGCCTGGAGGCGATCCCGCTGCCGTACCCGGACCTGTGGAATCCGGACACTTGCCCAGCGGGCCATCTGCCATGGCTGGCGTGGACGCTGTCGGTCGACGATTGGAAGGCCGACTGGAGCGATGCCGTTAAGCGCTCGCGCCTGCGTAGCGCGATGGTCATCCAGCGCCGCAAGGGCACTGCCAACAGCGTTCGCATGGTGGTCGAGTCGTTCGGCGGCGCGGTGGCCATCCGCGAGTGGTGGCAGACCGAGCCACGCGGCCAGCCGCACACCTTCGAGCTGGCCCTCACGCTCACCGGCGCGGATGGGCAGAGCGCCAGCGCCCGATTCGTCGAAGAGGTCATCGCCGAGGTCGAGCGCACCAAGCCCGTGCGCTCGCATTTCACCTTCACCCAAGGGTTCCAGGCCGAGGCGCGACTCAATGTCGTCGCATGCGGCAGGGCCACGTTGTTCCTGCGCCTGCAGGGCGAGGCAACTTAGCGAGCACCCATGCCCGGACTGAAACTCAAGATCACGACCGTAGGCCGCCAGGCTCTGGTCAATGCCAAGCAGACCGGCACACAGGCGGTCACCATCGCCGCCGTCGGACTGACCAGTGCCGCGTTTGTGGCCAATGCCGCCTTGACGTCGCTGCCGTCCGAGATCAAGCGCCTGACCACCATCGGTGGGTCGGTCACGGCCAAGGACACGATCCACGTGTCGGTGCGCGACGAATCCAATGCCGTTTACAGCTGCTACGGCTTCGGGCTATATCTGGCCGATGGCACGCTGTTCGCTGCATATGGCCAGCCGGCATTGCTGTTGGAAAAGTCTGGCGCGGCGTCCGTGCTGTTGGCGATCGACGTTGTAATGGCCGACGTGGACACCGCACAGATCACCTTTGGCGACACCAACTTCACCGATCCAGCGGCCACGGTGGACGTGCCGGGTGTGGTGCGCCTGGCCACGGACGCGCAAGCAATCGAAGGTCTGGACAAAGAGCGGGCGGTGTCGCCGGCCAACCTGTTGGCGTCGCTGGACCAGCGCCTGGGCAAGATGGGGCCGACCGAATTCATCAGGGGACTGCTCTCGCGTCCCACGGCGGCGGCCGCACGCAGTGTGCTGGGTATTCGCTCAGCCGCATTGAGCGACGCCGGGCATGGTAATGGGCTGGATGCAGACACCCTGGATGGACGCCAAGGTGATTGGTACCGCGACTTCCGCAACATGCTCAACGTGCCGAACTCATTCTTGTTGCCCGGCCAGATCGTTGTCATGGCCTCGCCGTATCCGCCCAATGGCTTGCTCGTCTGCGATGGAGCCGAAATCTCGCGTGCCACGTACTCTGCGCTGTTTGCAGCGATTGGCACGGTCTACGGCGCGGGTGACGGCAGCACGACCTTCAACGTGCCCAAAATCAAGGAAGGCACGGTGATCACCCACACCAGCGCTGCCACAGCGGTGGGTTCGTATGACCCCGGCAAGGTCATTTCCCATGCGCATGGCGCCAGCGCTGCAGCGGTGGGCGACCATGCGCACTACACCGCTCTCAATGCAGCCGGTAACCACGCACATGGCGCCAGTGCCGGTGCGGCCGGCGACCATGTGCACTATGCGTGGACCGATGCGCAAGGGCATCACGCGCACGGCGGCAGCACTAGCGCCTCTGGTGATCACCAACATCCTGGCGTGATTCCATCCAGCGTGATCAATGGCTACGGCATCTACCGGGAGCGCGACAACGACGCTGCCCCGTCTGATGGCTGGACCGGTGCCGGCGGCAACCACGCGCACTCCTTCGGCACTGACGGCGCGGGTAGCCATGGCCATAACATCAGCATGAACGGCGTTGGCAACCACACCCACGACATCGGCATCGCGGAGGGCGGCAATCACGTGCACGACGTGGATCATCGCGGTGCCGGGGCACACGCACACACAATCACCGTCAACGCAGCCGGCGGCATAGACAACCTGCCTGCAGGCCTGCGCATGACCTATTGCATTGCCTACTGAGGTCAAGATGAGCAACCCTCTCCCGCGCACCAGCACCGCCTACGCCTTTGATCCCACCACCGGTGAGTACACCGGCCCGTTGACGGTCTACCTTTCCGAGCTGGAAGGACGCTACCCGTTGCCGCCCAACACCGTTGCCACTGCACCAACGCCGCCTGCAGGGCTATATGAGCGGCACCGCCTGTCGTCCCTCTCAGGGATGTGGGAACTGGTGGCCGATTATCGCGGGGTGATGCTCTACAGCATCGACAGCGCCGCGCCGATCGCCAATACGCTTGCCTTGGGAGATGCACTGCCGCAGGGGTGCACCACCTCGCAACCGATGGCTTTCCTACCTAGCGACTACCGCCGCAACGTGTGGGACGCTACACGCAGGAGCTGGCGTGCGGATCCGGACTACAGCGCTGCGCTGGTCTGGGAGAAGGCCACCGGCGCGATCGCGCCACGGCTGGCCGCAGGCGTCGCGTTGCCGGGACAGCTGACCACCGTGGCGCCACCGGTGTCGATCGATGGCACGGTGGTGTGGGACGAAGATGCACAGGCCTGGTCGGTGCAGCCGAAGGTGCCCGAAGTAGCCGCTGTGTAGCCCTGCGCTTTACGTACCAACTGCGGTGCGCAATCCCATGCGGCCATCGACCATGGCTGCATGGGCAACGTATCCTCCGCACTGAGTAACGCCATTCGCCTCGGCACGGTTGCCGAGGTGAATCTCGCCACCGCGCGATGCCGCGTGCAGGTCGGCGAGATGATGACCGACTATCTGCCTTGGCTAGTCACACTGACCGGCACAACCATCATCTGGTCGGCGCCAGCGATCAGCGAACAAGTCGTGCTGCTCTCACCGGCCGGCGACCTGGCCGATGGCCTGGTGCTACGCGGTCTTTACTCCGACCAATTCGCAGCGCCCGCCACGTCCGACACACTGCACATGCTGCGCTTTGCCGATGGCGCGCAGCTGCAATACGACACCGACACGCATGCGCTGCAGGCGACACTGCCCAGCGGCGGCACTGCAACCATCACCGCCGATGGCGGCATCACGCTCAACGGCCCGCTGACGGTCAACGGCACCACGCAGATCAACGGCGATGTCGGCATCACCGGCACGGCCACGGTCGACATCGACGTGCTTGGCGGCGGGATCAGCCTCAAGCACCACAAGACCACCGGCGTGACTGCCGGCAGCGCGCTCAGCGGTGTCCCGCAGTGATCGGCGTCGATGCCATCACCGGCCGGCTGATCGAAGGCGAGCAACACCTGGCCCAGTCGATCGCCTGCATCCTCACCACGCCCATCGGCACACGCGAGCAGCGCCGCAACTTCGGCTCGCTGCTGCCCGAACTGATCGACCAGCCGTTCAACGGCGCCACCCGCACGCTGCTCTACGGCGCCACTGCCACTGCGCTCATGCGCTGGGAGCCGCGCCTGCGGCTGACACGCGTCGGCCTGGTCGTCGGTGATGCACCCGGCAACTTCGTACTGACCATCGAAGGCCAGCGCACCGATGTTGCTCCAGCCAATGCCCGCGCACGGCTGACCATTCCGCTCCGCTTCCGCTCGTCCTGATCGAGGAACCTATGTCCACTGCCTACCACCACGGCGTCCGCGTCATCGAAGTCAGCGCGGGCACGCGCACCATCCGTACCGTCTCCACCGCTGTCGTCGGCCTGATCGCCACGGCCTCCGACGCGGACGAGAAAGTCTTTCCGCTCAACAAGGCGGTGCTGATCACCGACGTGCTCGGTGCGATCGCCAGCGCCGGCATCCAGGGCACATTGCGCGCGACGCTGCAGGGCATCGCCGACCAAACCAACCCGGTGACCATCGTCGTGCGCGTGGCCGAGGACGCAGATGCGGGCAACATCCCAACCAACGTTATCGGAGAGGCCAGGTCCAACAGCTATACCGGCCTGTATGCCTTGCTCGCCGCGCAGGCACAGTTGGGCGTGCGCCCGCGCATCCTGGGCGCACCAGGTCTGGACACGCTCCCGGTGGCCAAGCTATTGGCGACCATTGCCAAGAAGCTGCGCGCAATGGCGTATGTGCGACCGGTTGCCGAGACCGTCGCCGAGGCTGTCACGTATCGCGGCCAGTTCAGCGATCGTGAGCTGATGCTGATCTGGCCGGACTTCCTGGCCTTCGATACCGCCACGAGCACCACGACCGCCGCGTATGCCACCGCACGTGCGCTCGGTCTGCGCGCCAAGATCGACACCGAACAGGGCTGGCACAAGAGTCTGTCAAACGTGCCGGTGGCCGGCGTCACCGGCATCTCCAAGGATGTGCACTGGGATCTGCAGGATCCTGCCACCGATGCCGGCGTGCTCAACGAAGGCGACATCACCACGCTGGTGACCTTCAATGGGCAACGCTTCTGGGGATCGCGCACGTGCGCCGAAGACCGCATGTTCGCGTTCGAGACGGCCACGCGCACCGCGCAGATCCTGGCCGACACCATCGCCGAAGGCGTGGCGTTCTACGTCGATAAACCGATGCATCCCTCGATGGTCAAAGACCTGATCGAAACGATCAACGCCAAGTTCCGCGACCTCAAATCGTCCGGTTATCTGATCGATGCCAACGCCTGGTACGACGGCACCCTCAACAGCGCCACCACGCTGGCCGATGGCGCGCTGCGCATCGACTACGACTACACACCGGTGCCGCCGCTGGAGAACCTGCAGCTGTATCAGAAGATCACCACCAGCTACCTGGCCGACTTTGCCGAACGCGTCAACGCGTAACGCACCTGACCTAGATTTCCGGAGAACCCCATGGCGTTGCCCAAGAAACTCAAGGCGCTCAACCTGTTCAACGACGGTGAGAGCTATCTCGGCCAGGTGGTCGAAGTGAAGCTGCCCACACTGTCCCGCAAGATGGAGGAATACCGTGGCGGCGGCATGAATGGTCCGGTCGACATCGACTTCGGTCAGGAGAAGATCGAACTCGAATGGAAGTGCGGCGGCATGATGCGCAGCGTGCTGAATCAGTATGGCGCCACCACGCACAACGCCGTGCAGCTGCGCTTTGCCGGCGCCTACCAGCGCGACGACAGCGGCGCCGTGGATGCCGTGGAGGTGGTCGTGCGCGGCCGCCACAGCGAGATCGATCCGGGTACCGGGAAGTCGGGGGATGACACCGAGTTTTCGGTCAAGACGTCGGCCAGTTACTACAAGCTGACCATCAACGGCGCCACCGTGATCGAGATCGATCTGGTGAACATGACCGAGATCGTCAACGGCGTGGATCTGCTCGCCGCCCAACGCCGCGCCATCGGCGCATGACCCTTTCGGCCTGGTGCTGCCAGGCCACCGTTTGAGACCTTCCGATGACACCCAGCTTTTCCCCAGCCGTATCCCTCGACCAGCCCATCGTGCGCGGCGAGCAGACCATCACCGATCTCACCGTGCGCAAGCCTGGCGCCGGCGAATTGCGCGGCCTCAAACTCACCGACGTGCTGCAGTTGGACGTCACCGCGATGGCAACGCTGCTGCCGCGCATTACCTCGCCCACGCTGACCACGGCCGACGTCAATGCGATGGATCCGGCTGACCTGCTTGCCCTTGGCCAGGAGGTGCAGCTTTTTTTCTTGCCGAAGGCCCAGAGGGAAGCGGACTTCCAGACTGCGTAGAGGATGCGATGGCCGACATCGCGGCCATCTTCCACTGGCCGCCGTCTGAAATGAACGGCTGGTCGCTGCACGAACTCACGGCGTGGCGCGAGCGTGCACGCCTGCGAAGCGGAGCCGAATGATGCTGCACCTACTGACCCGCGAGGCCGCCTAAATGGCGGCCTCTGACAATCTGCGCCTGCAGGTCATCCTGGCCGCTGTCGATCGCGCCACCGGCCCGTTCAAACGCGTGCTCAGTGGCAGCCGTGGTGTTGCCACTGCACTGCGCAAACAGCGCGATGCGCTGCGCCAACTCAACAGCCAGCACCGCGATATCGGCGCCTACCGTGAGCAAGTCGCGGTGGCGCAGCGTGCCAAGGCTGCGCTGGATGCACAGCGGCAGTCGGTGCGCACACTTGCCCAGCAGATCAAGGCGACCGGCACGCCTACCGCTGCCATGAATGCTGAGTTCGAGCGCGCTGTGCGCACCGCGCGCGAACTCAAGACGGCGCACGGCGCACAGGAGGCCGGCTTGCAGCGTCTGCGTGGTCGGCTGGAGACGGCCGGGATCAGCACGCGCGAGCTGGTCACGCATGAGCGCCGCTTGCGCGGCGAGATCGAGAGCACCAACACCGCCATGCGCGCCCAGCAGCAGCGCCTGGTGGCGATCGATGCTGCTCAGAGTCGCAGTGCGCGCATCCAAAGCGCCGGCCTGCAGGCGAGCGCCTATGGCACCGGGATGGCATTTGCCGGTCAGCGCGCCTTGCGCGCTTCTGCATTGCCGATCAACGATGCGATGGAATTCGAGTCGGCCATGGCCGATGTGCGCAAGGTCGTGGACTTCAAGACGCCGCAGCAGTTTTTGCAGATGGGCCGCGATGTCGAGAACCTCTCGATGCGGTTGCCGATGTTGCCGGCGGAGATTGCCAAGATCGTCGCAGCCGCCGGCCAAGCGGCCATCCCGCGCCAGGAGCTGGTCCGCTTCGCCGAGGACGCGGCCAAGATGGGCGTGGCCTTCGACAGCAGCGCAGAGGAAGCCGGCCAGACGATGGCCACCTGGCGCACCGCGTTTCGCATGGGCCAGGCGGAAGTGGTCGTGCTGGCCGACAAGATCAATTATCTCGGCAACACCGGACCGGCCAGCGTTAACAAGATCAGCGCGGTGGTGAATCGCATTGGTGCCCTGGGCGAGGTCGCCGGCCTACAGAGCGGGCCGCTGGCCGCGCTAGGCGCCACGGTGGCCGGCATGGGCATCGAGTCGGAAGTCTCGGCCACTGGCATCAAGAACATGCTGCTCACCCTGGCCTCGGGCGAGTCGGCCACCAAGAGCCAGCGCGAGGCGTTCGACAAGCTCGGCATCAAGGCCACCGCCATGGCCCAGGTCATGCAGAAGGATGCCGGCGGGGCAATCATGTCGGTGCTGCAGAAGCTGCGCGCACTGCCCAAGGCCGAGCAGGCCGCGACGATGACGCAGCTGTTCGGCCGTGAGTCAATCGGCGCGATCGCACCGCTGCTGACCAATCTTGAGCTGCTGCAAGGCAACTTCGCCAAGGTGGCCGATGCGCAGCGCTACGGCGGCTCGATGTCGGCCGAGTACGCATCGCGGGTGGCCACCTCGGCCAACTCGCTGCAGCTGCTGAAGAACACCGCTGTGCTGGTGTCCCAGTCGATCGGCCAGACGCTGCTGCCGCAATTCAAGGAACTGACCGAGCGTACTGCTGCGGTGGTCGGCCAGGTCACGACGTGGATCCGCGCCAATCCGGTGCTGGTGGGTGCGATCGCCAAGGTAGCGATCGGTGCCGCCGCATTGGTGACGATCATGGGCGGACTGCTGGTAGCCGGCGGCGCGGCCGCGATGGCGTTTTCGCAGATCCACGGCGCCGTCGCGCTGCTGTCGGGCGGCGGCGGGTTCGGTGCGCTGATCCGTCAGGTGGTGGCGTTCGGCGGCCGCGTGCTGCCCATGCTCGCCAACGGCGCGCGCCTGCTGCTGCCGCTACTCGGTGGCATCAGCCTGCCAGTGCTGGCGATCGGTGCGGCCGTCGCTGCAGTGGCGCTGCTGGTGTGGAAGTACTGGGGACCGATCAAGGCCTTCGCCATCGGCGTCTGGCAAGGCATCGTCGATGCTGCCGCGCCGGTGCTGGTCGAGCTGCAGGCCGCACTCGCGCCGCTGGGTCCGGTGTGGGACACCGTGGCGGCGGCGATGGGCCTAGCCTGGGCGTGGGTCAAACAGCTGCTGACGCCGTTCGAGGCCACCACCGCGCAGTTGCACGGTGCAACGCAGGCCGGTCGCGGCTTCGGCCAGATCCTGGGCGCGGTGCTGGTCACCCAACTGCAGCTGGCAGTCAAAGCGATCGGCTGGCTGGTGCAGGCGTTTGTGTTTGTGCTGCCGGTGATCAAGCAGATCCTCGGCGGCGTGTGGCAAACGGTCCAGGGCACCTGGTCGCTGATCGTGGGCGTGTTCACCGGCAACGGCGATCGCATCCGCCAAGGGCTGCTGCAGCTGTGGGCCGGCATCAACCTGCAGTTGGCCAACTGGCCTGCCCGGATGCTGCAGGCCGGCGCGGACATGATCAGCGGCCTTGTCCAGGGCATCCGCTCCAAGCTCGGCGACGCCGGCAATGCGATCGCCAGCATTGGCAGCGGCGTGGTCGATCGGTTTAAAGGGCTGCTCGGCATCCACAGCCCCTCGCGCGTGTTCGCCCAGTTGGGTGACTTCACCATGCAAGGCCTCACCGTCGGCCTGCAGCGCGGTCGAGGCGCGCCTGTGCAGGCCGTGACGGCACTCGGCAACCGCATGCGTGCGGTGGGCGCTGGGCTGGCCTTGGCAACGGCCACAGCGCCGGTCGCGGCGATCGACAGCGGTGCGCCGCTGTCGGCTCCGGCGCGGGCGCCAGGCGCGCCTGTAGGCGGCAACAGCTACGTCATCCACGTCCACGCTGCGCCCGGCATGGACGCCACCGCACTGGCGCGCGAAGTCGCCCGCCAACTTGAAGAGCGCGAACGGCGCATAGCAGCATCCCGCCGCTCCAGCCTGCGCGACGACTGAGGATCCACCCAGATGATGATGTCTTACGGCACGTTTGTGTTTTCTCTCGACAGGGCCGCGTTTCTGCAGCTGCAGCGGCAGATGAGTTGGCGCCACGCCACCAGCGAGCGCGTTGGCGCGCGGCCAGCCAGCCAGTTTCTCGGCCCAGGCGATGACAGCATCGAGCTATCTGGTCTGATTGCTCCCGAACTCACCGGCACCCGCGCTTCGCTGGACACGCTGCGCCAGCTTGCGGCAGATGGTGAGCCGCTACCGCTGGTGGATGGCGCAGGCGTGGTCTACGGGCCGTATCTGCTGCTGTCGATCAACGAGACCGCCTCGCTGTTCTTCGAGGACGGCACGCCGCGACGGATAGAGTTCCAACTGAGCCTGCGCCGTGCAGACGACACCACGCCGGAGGCGACCGCCGCATGAACTACTCGATTCCGCAGTGGCGTGTGGTACTCGATGGCGTCGACCTTACCGAGCGCATCGCACCGCGCCTGCTCGATCTCACTCTCACCGAGTGCCGGGGCGGCGAAGCCGACCAGCTGGATCTACGCATCCACGACCACGACGGCAAGATGGCGCTGCCCAAGCGCGGCGTGCGCTTGGCCGTGGCGCTGGGCTGGAAAGCAACTGGCCTAGTCGACAAGGGCAACTTCATCGTGGACGAGGTGGAGTACAGCGGCGCGCCGGACATCATCACCGTGCGTGCGCGCAGTGCAGATCTCACTGCAGACATGCGCACACGTCGGGAACGCAGCTGGCACAACACGACACTGGGCGCCGTGCTCAACACGCTGGCCGGCGAACATGGTCTGACGCCGCGCGTCGCTGAAGCATTAGCGAAGATCAACCTGCCGCACCTTGACCAGGCCAACGAAAGCGACATGAATTTGCTGACCAATCTGGGGCAACGCTTCGATGCAGTGGCAACGGTGAAGGGAGGCGCGTTGGTGTTTGCCCCGATCGGTGCCGGCATCACGGCAACTGGCAAGCCATTGCCCGCCGTCACCCTGACGCGGCGCGATGGCGACCAGCACCGCTACTCCGTTGCCGACCGGGATGCCTACACCGGCGTAAGCGCGTACTGGATGGACAAGGGTAAGGCGCGCCGGCAGTCGGTGCTGGTGGGCACAGACGACAACGCCAAGCGCCTGCGCGAGTCGTATGCGAACGAAGCAACTGCACACCAGCATGCGCATGCGGAACTGGAGCGGGTGAAGCGCGGCTTGGCGAAGTTTGAAATTAATCTTGCGATAGGCCGACCGGATCTATTTCCAGAACTGTGGGTTCAACTAAATGGCTTCAAGCCTGAAATCGACTCGATGAAATGGCTAACGGTTAAAGCGACTCACAACATAGAGGGTCGCGGACTGACTACCGCGCTATTCCTTGAATGCGAAAGCGTTAAATGAGGTCGTCAGCCATTGACCGACGACCATTAACGTGCACAGCTTACAATCCCATCCGCCTTTTTATTTCGCGAGCGAGCGAGTTGAATTCATGTGCAGCCTCAGAAACTTGATTATTGTACCCCGAATTAACTTTACCCCGAAGCTTTCCAATGGCCAACCCTAACTGTTGAGCCTGAGGAGCTAGGCTATGAAAGTCTTTGATCGCTGCCAGCTTATTACTTGGTGAAAAAGGAACAAAATTAGCATGTATCTTTCCGAGCACATCAACCACTCTATCTTTAACTCTTGGAGAAATCTTTCGCTCCCAATATTCATGCGGCTTGGTTGAGGACCTGCCCGAAAAAACTTTGTACGCAGATGTAACGTAGCCCAAGTAAATTGGCGTACCGGCTAAGAGTCTTCTTTTCGCACTTTCAGAAGCCAGCCCCCTAATCGTTGCCCAGTCCCTTATCCAGCGATCCACGGCCCTTCCGACGGTACTCAATGCACGAAGTGAAAAAAGGTCAGCAGCCACAGGCGTTACGAACGCGTCCGAGCCAAGTAGGATTGTTCTGTTCAGAGGACCTACATTTGGGCCGATGTCAAAGATTACGAGGTCAATCTCATACTTGGACGCCATCGCTTCTGCCATGTCATGCACCGCACAGGTAACGTCGTAATCACGCTCCTTCCTTGCGAAAGAGCCAGTCCACGAAGTTGGAAGCTCTTCTTCGTAATCTGCTAGCAATACATCGCCCGGACATAGCCATAGCTTGTCCTCAACTATCTCGTAAAGGTCAATATCTTTAACGCTACCTTTACCATCCACGACGGGCTTAATCGCAGACCAAATCGTGCCCCCTTCTTCGGTTCCAGATTCACCCAGCAATCCGTCTAATAATTTTTCGTTCAAATAATACGAAGTCAAGTTACATTGTGGATCAGCATCAACCAGTAGAACCTTGACCCCCAATTCCGTAAGTGCATCTGCCACATTCACTGTTAGCGTCGTCTTCCCCACGCCGCCCTTGTGATTGAAGAAAGTTAACTTTTTCACGACACCCCCTTGCATGAAGAAATTCCATTTATCGTGAGCACCCTCAATCCCAACACGTTGAGATCTTGGATCCATTTGCTGAGTTTTGTGTGACAGCTTCACATTACTGCTCTTCACTACATTTCCTTTTGGAAAATCACGGATGATTAGTCAAAACCACCGAATGATCATACATAGGCGGACAGCATCTGGGCACGTTTTGGCTACTTACAGTCCTGGTCAAAGTCGTCGTCCTGATTGATGTGTTCGCTCTCCTGCCGATCGTTACGGCCCAACTAAATTCAACCTCTAAATTTGCCTAGCACTGCCGATAACGCATTCCTTTGCGAGGACCAGCTGTCCTATCTGGACGTTGATCACGACTTCTTTTTTTTGCGGCCGCCCATGTTAATTTGCATGTGTCTCTGGTCGATCGGTGCGCTGGTCGAAATCACAGAACCAATTTCGCTGTTGTTGAACGACACGACCGGGCCGCCCCCTGTCTTGGAAGACGAGGTATCGGGCGACAAACCCAACGCAGCGAGCACAGCGTTGCGCGCAGCCTGTGATGCATCTTTGAACGCAGACAGCAGAAGCCTGTCGGCGGGATCCAACTGCGCTCGATGTCCGGATAGCACATACATGACATCAACGCCACGGTCTAGCGCGGCCAGGAGATACGCTCCGCCGGGCAGGTTGATGTCCTTCTCGAAGTTCAATTGGGCGTAGCGCGTCAGGCCGAATTGCACGGCCATCTCCTCTTGCGTAAGACCAAGGCGCTTGCGTTCTTCCTTCAGGCGTTTCCCTACAGACATACAGGCATTCCCTTACTTGACAATGTTGAGTTAAGTCCACAAAATTCCCAAAAAATAGACGGAACCGCCACATGCCCCCGAAGAGTCAGATGCAGCAGTTCACGCCTCGCAGCCCGGACCAGGCGCGACAGTGGCTTGAAGCAAATGGCGTCACGGTCTCGGCATTCGCCAGGCAGAACGGTGTGGATCGGTCGGTCGTGCATGACCTGCTCCGTGGCCGTTCTCAAGGCAAATACGGCGAGTCCCACAAGGCGGCGATCGCCCTGGGCCTCAAGGCACCACCCAATAGTGCCACAGAAATCCCAACCGCCAAAAGCTCAAGGGGGTGAGCATGTTCGGTCGGAAAAAGATCGTTTTTCGCTGCGAGGCATGCAGTGCAAGACTCATCAAACGCACCAGCTTTCTCGCGCATAAATTCCTTCGGCATGACTCCTATGTTTGCGAAAACCCGATGTGTGGTGCTACGTACACAGGGCATTCGGAGTTGACCGGCATTGCCAGCCCAAGTGGCGTAGCCACCGCACACAGCGAGCTTCCACCAACACCTGCCTATCAGCGCGCCCAAGCGTTGCAGGCCTACCGCGAGTCGCTGGGCGACCGCCAGCTGGACTTGATCCCCATGGACGGCGAGCCGTTCGTCCCTCACCTCTGAGGTAACCAGAATGCGAAAGACCATTGATTGGGCGGCACTGCCGCCCACGGCGAAGCTTTGCCTGGCAGTTGCGCTGATCCACGGCGGATTGGTGACGACCGAGCACGGCTACATCGGCCGCACTGCCGCGCCGGACACAGATCAGCGCTTCGGCGCAGTTGTGGTTGCCGCACTTATGCGCGAAGGCCTCGTCACCTCTGACGCCTTCGACGAGCGCCTCGTCGCGCTGACCGATGCCGCCACCGCTTTATTCGATTTCCAACACACAAACATCGAGGTCGGCTCGTGAGGCATGCCAACAGCTGGTTCACCGCACAGGAGCCGCGATTCGTTGATGCGGCCAGCAATGTGCCGCAGCGCATCGCCCCGCACGCCAAGCACGAAGAGGCACGCCTGCTCGCTGCCGCAGTTGATGCGCACCGCCGTGCCGGCGGCGCTTATGTCGTGATCGACAACGTCCCCTCCCCGCACGCGCCTCGGCGCTGGCTCGGCGTCTAAGGAAGGTCATGCAAGAGGATCTGCGGCAACAGGTGCTGTCCCGGCTGGAACGGGATTACGGACTCAAGCACCGGAGCGGTACCGACTACATGCGCGGCGGCAAATGCCCGTCGTGCAGCAAGAAGGAGCTGTACACCAACCATCTAAAACCTTGGGTAGTGAAGTGCGGCCGCCAATCCAAGTGTGGGCGCGAGCTGCACGTCAAGGATCTGTACGACGACCTGTTCGACGACTGGTCCAAGCGCTTCCAGCCAACGGCTGCGGCTCCCAATGCTGCGGCCGATGCATACCTGCAGTTCTCCCGTGGTTTCGACCTGGCTCTGCTGAAAGGCCTCTACAGCCAGGACAGCCACTACGACCGCAAAATCAGCGCCGGCACCGCAACGGTACGTTTCCCGCTGGTCAAGGGTGGCTGGTGGGAGCGCCTGATCGATCGGCCGCACCGCTTCGGCAAGCAGAAGGCACGCTTTGCGCCAGGCCAGAGCTATGCGGGCGTGTGGTGGGCGGCGCCGGCCTCGCTCACCGCGATGCAGACGGCGCGTGAGGTATGGATCGTCGAGGGCATCTTCGATGCGATCGCGCTCCTGCAGCACGGCATGTGCGCAGTGTCGGCCATGTCCTCCAACGCATTTCCGGAAGAGTCGCTACGCGAGCTGGCCAAGGCACGCATGGCCGATCTTCCGACGCTCGTGTGGGCACTGGACAACGAGCCGGGCGCCCGTGCGTACACGCACAAGCACATCAAGCGCGCAGCGGCACTGGGCTTCGACTCGCGGGCCGCGCAGATCGTCCAGCGCGACGGCAAGAAAACCGACTGGAACGACCTGCATCTGCGCGCTATCGCGTCCGATGATCCGAAGCAGTGGGACACCGACGTCAAGGAAGCCCGCTACCAGGGCGACCTGCTTGTGGCTCGCTCGGCGGTGGACAAAGGCCTGCTCATGTTCGAGCACGACGGCCGCAACGACTTCTGGCTGGAGTATCGCTCCCGCCTGTACTGGTTCGACTTCGATACGCAGCGCTTCGACAAGCTGCGCAAGGAGAAGCTCGGCGACACCGATTCAGACGAAGGCGACGAGGTTGCGGCCGAGGATCTGAAGAAGATCAAGCGCGCCGCCTGTTCCGTGCAGAAGATCGCCAACTGCTACCCGGAGGCGCTGTATTTCCAGCGCCAAGAGGTCACCGACGAAAGCTGGTACTACTTCCGCGTCGATTTTCCGCACGACGGCCCCAGCGTAAAGGGCACCTTTACAGGTGGTCATGTCGCCAGCGCCTCCGAGTTCAAGAAGCGCCTGATCTCCCTGGCCGCCGGCGCGATGTTCACCGGCACCGGCCACCAGCTGGACCGCCTGATCGAAGAGCAGACCGAGGCGATCAAGACGGTGGACGCCATCGACTTCGTGGGCTACAGCAAAGAACACCGTGCCTACCTGCTCGGCGATATGGCCGTGCGCGACGGCGAGTTGGTGACAGCCAATGAAGAGGACTACTTCGAGTTCGACAAGCTGCGTTTGAAGACCACGCAGAAGTCCATCCGCTTGGAGATCCAGCGCGACGCCGAAGCATTCCGCGTGGATTGGCTACCGTGGCTGTGGCAGTGCTTCGGCACGCACGGCATGGTCGCCATGACGTTCTGGTTTGGCTCGTTGTTCGCCGAGCAGATCCGCGCCGGGCACAAGAGTTTTCCGTTCCTCGAAGCCACCGGTGAAGCCGGAGCCGGCAAGACCACGCTGCTGACGTTCCTGTGGAAGCTGCTGGGCCGCTCCGATTACGAGGGCTTCGACCCGGCCAAGTCATCAAAGGCTGGCCGTGCACGCGCCATGGGCCAGGTATCCGGCATGCCCGTCGTCCTGCTGGAGGCCGACCGCAGCGAGCCAGACAAGGCGCATTCCAAGACGTTCGAGTGGGATGAGCTGAAGGATTTCTTCGGCGGCGGCACGCTGGCAACACGCGGCGTGCGCAATGGCGGCAACGAGACCTACGAGCCGCCGTTTCGCGGCACGATCGTGATCACCCAGAACGCTGCGGTCGACGCCAGCGAAGCGATCCTCACGCGCATCGTGAAGCTGCACTTCAAACGCCCGCAGGTCACCACCGAAAGCCGCATCGCGGCCGACAACCTCAACGCGCTGCAGGTCGAAGAAGTCAGCCACTTCCTTGTGCGTGCCATCCGCCAGGAGCGCGCCATCCTCGATCTGTTCGTCGAGCGGGTGAAGGTCTTCGAGGCCAAGCTACGCGCGCAGCAGGATCTACGCCTGGAACGCGTCATCAAGAATCACGCCCAGATGCTGGCGCTGTTCGACTGCCTGCGCATGGTCATCACCATCCCCGACGACATGGTCGAGCAGACCCGGCTGGCGTTGTTGGACATGGCGCTGGAACGACAGAAGGCGATCAGCGCCGACCACGCGATGGTCAATGAGTTCTGGGAGGTCTACGAATACCTCGAGGCGACCGGCCACGGCAAAGCGGTCGTCAACCACAGCCGCGACGCGCAGCGCATCGCAATCAATCTCAATCACTTTGCGGCACGGGCCGCGCAGTTCAGTCAGCCCGTGCCCGATCTCAAGGTGTTGCGTGCGTTGCTCGGAGATTCGCGCCGGCACAAGTTCATCGGAGCCAATGTGGCAGTGAACAGCGCGGTCCTCAAGGACGAGCACAGCGGCGTCGGCACGACTGTGAAGTGCTGGGTGTTCTCGAAATGAGTACCGCAGATTTCCGCATTTTTCCGTTGACACGCCCCAAGGATCGGAGCGATTATTCCTACGTCGCCGCACAATCGGCGACCGGGCTTGGCAGCCTGAATACAAGCGGCGCAATAGCGCCCATCGACCGATGTCTGGCGCTTTTTTGTTGCCCGACGTTGAGTTGGGCGCATGCCTGCCAGTTCTATGGCGGGCGGTGCGTGGAGGGCTTCGGCCCTGCCGGTTCCGTTTGTCCGGTCTGCCAACCCGCGCCGTCCGCCACCTTGCTTGGCAGCAAGTGGGCGGATTCCAGACCACAAACGGAATCCGACATGTCCTACGACACCCAAGAAGCGCCCGCATCTGCGGCGCGCCAAGTCGCCCATTATTTCAGCCTGATCGCCAACACCCTCGAATGGAACCATGCCGCCTGGCTGAGCCTGATGGCTCGCCTGGAAGGCACTGGTAAGGCAATCCACGCCCTCACACTTGCCGACGTAGCTGCAGCCATCGCTGCTGTCGACGCGTTGCTGAGCGAGGCGCAACGATGAACGCCAACAAGCAGTTTCGCGTCTGCGCTGGCGTCGTCCTCAGCTTCGAAATGATGCAGGGCTACGTCATGGTGATGCTGCATTCCGATGCGCTGCACGAAGTGGCACCGGTGCTGATTGCCTGCGAGTCGTTCGCGTCGGCTGACGTGATGCTGGGTAGCGATAGCCAGAGCATCGTGCTTGGGCGCTTGCACATTTGCATGCGCGCCGATCGCGCGGCCGACGTGTTCGATTGGTTGCAATGCCGTTTTCTTGCTGCGGTAGGTGCGCGATGAGCGCTGCCAATCTGCAGGACTTGCTGCCCAGCGGTGCCGATACGCCATCAACGAAGAAGAGCACGACCGCCTATGGCATGCGCAGCAGGAAGCGCTCGGCATCTGCGCGAACCACTCAATCCGCCTACCGGCGCTGATCTGATCTGACCTGTACCAGCGGGTCCGGCGGGCGGTGCGTCAACACCGCCCCTGGACCTTCCATCAACGAAGCTCGAGGAGAGCCACATGCAACAGCACGCTGTCACACGCCCGCTAACTTCCAGTGCCGGACCCGGCGAGCAGGCTATCACGCCCGCCGGAATCGGCTTTGACCTTGCCTTAGGCAAGGATTGCAGTGCGACCGCTACGCTCTACATCACCCAAGACGCGGTCATGGTGGTGGCTGCGCTGACCATGGGGCAGCACAGCAGCGCGACCCAACGCTGGGAGCGTCGCCGTGGTCCCGGCAAAGGCTGGAAGCTGATTAGCGGCCCACGCCTGTTCACCAATGAGGCGGACCGGATCAGCAATGCGCTGGCCGATTTCATGGACGATCTGGACTTCCCGTTTGACCTGGCCAACATGCTGCCGCGTCGCCCGACTGCCGCCGCCGAGGCAGCGATCGCCGCTGCTGCGCTGGAGGTGGCCCATGCTTAATTTGGCCCTGATCTTGATCGCGCCAACGATCGGCGGCGCGCTGCTGTATCGGCTGTGGCTCACGCGTCCGGCGCGCGTCGCCCACAGCGGGCTGGCGGTGGGACAGATCCCGCAGCGGTTGCGTCGTCGTGGTGCCATGGCTGTGCGCCGGGCGGTGACGCATGGCTAAGTCGATCGTGGTCTACGGGCCAATGGCAAGCGGCAAGACGCTCAACGCTGATGCGATCTGCCAGGTCTATAGCCTCAAACGCGTGGTGGAGTTGGACGAGCGACTGCAGCGCAAGGGTGATGACTGGCAGCTGGCCCAGCACGATGTGCTCATGCTGACCAATGATCGGTTGCTGGCCGAACTAACCGCGCAGCGCCTGTGCATTGAAGTGGTTGCCATCGCCGACGCGCGCGTGCGCGTTGGCGCTGCGTGGAGGTCACCACGATGACGCTCGATCGCGTGATTGCTGTAAGCCGTGCGGCGCAGCACTACGGCGGCCCCGGTCCGCTGTCGACGGGCGAGGCCTTGACGGCTGCACTGGTGCTCAACCGACACGACTGGCTCGCGGACATGGACTACACCATCGCCCAGGCGCTTGATCGGATTGACGAGGATTCCATCGCGCATCTGCGCCAGGCAGAGAGGGCGATCGGGAGCAGCGTTGGGGAATCGGAGGGAGACCACGCATGACGCAGCGCGAGATCTCGCATCCTGAGCCGTTGCCCGCCTGCCGGGCTGGTCACGCCGGCCGACACATCGCGGATGGCCGCCGCCTGCAGGCCGGTGGCGGGCACGTCATCGAGTGCCCCTGCGGGCGCACCAAGAAGCACGCCGGCTTCGACGAAGCGCTTGCCGATTGGAAGCGGATGCACCGCATCCGTGTGCCACGCCAGACGGCGCCAGCCGACAGCAACGTGGTGCAGCTCGGGCTGCGCCTTCGCGGAGGCGCCACTCAATGAGCGACGAGGACACAGAAGCCCACCGGCGCCAGTGTGAGGCGCGCTACTGGCTGCGGCAGGGCTACACCGACGCCAAGTCGGTCGGCCTGCTACAGCAGCTGATCGCCGCCAAGTGCGGTGATCAAGCGGCAAAAGATCTGCGCGACGAGATGCGGGGGCAATGGAGGAACCGCCAACAGTGGCAACAGGAGCAGCTGCTATGACGGGGCGAATCCTGCATTTCGCCGACCTGCAGCGCATCTGCTCACCAGACGGGCCGGCTCCACGCCTGGTGGTGGTCTGCCGCTGGGCAGACCGGGAGGGTATCCGCTACCGCTACGACCGCAAGGGCCGTATCTGGACAACGATTGATGCTGTGAACGCCGCGCTCGGCATCACCGAGCCTGCGGCCAACCAAGAAAATGCAATGGAGCTGATCTGA